CCGTTCGCTTTCCAGCCAGTACGACAACTACAACGTATATACTTACAAGGGTAATACCGGAACTATGGCGTTCAATAACGCTGTTAACGCTCCAGTCCAGTACCCTGTAACTACTTCCGCCGTATGCCCTATTACCGGCAACACCGGTGCATATATCTATACAGTGGACGACAACTATTCGGCTGGTCAGGCTAGGTTCTTTACTATCGGTACTATCAACGTAAATGTAAAGGCAAACGTTATAGTAAATACCATGGCTAGAGGCCTAGGTGCTTCTGGTGGTCTTACTATATTCCTTATGGACAGCGTAGCATCCGGTTCTAACTATCCGTCATTCAAGAAGAATTCGAGTGACCAGTTTATGTGGGATTTGAAGAATATTCCGCTTTGCGCTGGCCTGTTCGACTTCCAGCTGTCCGGCGATACACTTTATTTCGAACTGGACCAAATCTAATTATTGTCATAAGAGGTTCAAATGGAAGAACGTGAAATTATAAATAACTGCAATTCGTTTCTCTACAAGTCGGACGCGCGTTATAACTTCGTAATCAACCGCGCCCTCGAAGACTTGCAGACATATTCCGGAGACTTCTGGAATGACAAATTCAGGAAGAAATACAGACGTAACAAGAAGAGACTCAACCTGAGCCTTAACAACTGGAACGTACTCTGCAACGCTATCGCCAGCCCGGTTTCTAACAGCCCGTGGCATACGGAACTGGTCGACAAGACTGAAGGACTCGAACAGATTCAGGAAATGATTGACGAAATCGAGGCCGATAACGATTCCAAGTCAGCAATGGTCGACGCGTTCCGAAAGGCGTGCCTCACCGGTTACGGTTATATGGTGGTAACTACCGTGGCCGACGAGTTTACTGGTCAGCCGAAGGTCGTAATCGAATCCGCATCGCGTATCAACGCTGTCGCATTCGACCCGATGATTTCTACGGTAGACGGTAGCGACGCCGAAGAAGGTGCAATCCTCAACTTCATCCCTACCAAGAAGGCAAAGAGACTCTACGGAGACGACGTAGTTCCGATGACATATCCTGATACTCCGTGCTTTATCAATATCGGAGATTTCAAACAGTGGCACATGCCTGAAGATTCAGTCGCAGTCATTTCCTATTACTGCAAGAATTCCAACGGTTTCGTAGACATGTACAAGATTTGCGGAAACAAGGTCATCGAGGCTTATGAACTCCCGATTCGAATCATCCCTATTATCCGTATCGCGGGTAACGAAATCTATGAACAGGGCGAACTCAACTATAACGGTATCGTCCAGCAGACCATGAGTCTTGAACTCGGTGCCAATATCGCGTACTCTACGCTCATCGAACGTTGTGGACGTTCTGCAAAGGCCAACTACATGGTCAACGTAGACGCAATCGACGGTCTCGAGCAGAACATGGCCGCATGTAACGAAGACGACTCTGTAGCCGTATTGTGGAAGGGCGAACACCAGCCGGTTCCACTTACCGAGGGTTTCGAGACCGGTGACTTGCAGGCTACCGTATCTACATGTCGCACGTTGCTCGAAGACGTAACCGGTATTCCTCTCACGGGAATCCAGGGCGGAGAACGTGAACGTACTGCAACTGAAATCCTTCGTCAACAGATTTCGAAGGAATCCAATACTGCCAATTACTACAACAATGCGTTCAAGGCTGTCCGTTCTGTTTCGAAGATTATCATCCAGATGCTTACCGGCGGCGAAGACCTCAAGTTCACTCTCGAGAACGGTCCTTCTGTAATTACACGCCAGATGAAGGCAAGACAGGAACTCACTGCGCTCGCAACGATTATGCCTGACAATATGAAACCGGTCATCGCGAAGTATTTCGCTGACACGTTGAAGGACGACCTCGGAGAAGAACTCTCCCGCAATATCGTTGCCAACCTGCCTCCTGACGTACAGTTCGTAACCGACAAGCAGGATCCTGCCGCAATCCACATGATGAACCAGATGAAGGCCCAGATGGACGAGACTATGTTCGCCCTCGAACAGAAGAACGCCGAATGCGAACAGCTCAGACAGCAGCTCAACGCGGCCCAGCTCTCCATGATCGACAACAGAGAACAACGTCAGCTCGACTTCCAGAAGTTCAATATACAGGAACAGGACAAGATGGCTATCGAAACGGCCAAGCTCCAGCTGCAGTCCGACAAGATTGATACTGACGCGATCCTCAAACAGGAAGACGTCAACATCAAGGCCGCACAGGTCGCAATCGACCAGCAGGAGGCAGAATCCGAAGCCTACGTCAAGGGAATGGAAGATACTCTGGGAATGTTGAAACCACAAGGAGAACGTTAATATGATTCATTTCGACGTAATGACCGGTGCAGGGCTTGGAAACAACGCCCTCATCGGCGGTGTCAGAGAAGCAGTAGAACGCCAGACCCCGTACGAACACGAGGCCCTTCTCGACGTAACTACCCTTCCGGACTACCAGAGGATTATGACTACGAATCCTTCCGCGCTGGCCATGTTCATGCCTTCGCTCATTGCCCAGGCTGAATTACGTGAAGCGGAATATCCCAAATACTGGGACGATTCTGTTCCGCGCAGGGACGTAACGCAGTCTTCCAGTTTCGTAGGCCCGATGGATTACGACCCTTATTCCAACATGGCCACGGTCCAGCTGAACAACCGAGTATACCCGTACGTCGGTATCGACCCGGTTCGCATGGCGGAGTGGCTCAACTATCCTTCTATCGGACAGTATTATAACCGTTTCGTAAAGGGCTAATTAACAGTTTACTAATTATTCTGTAAATAAGTGCCAGTATGGCAGAGCGGCGATTGCGCGTGACTGTAGATCACGTCTCCATATTGAGTTAACACCGGTGGTTCGAATCCATCTGCTGGCATTATACAGGCATCCGTAGTACAAAGGCCAGTATTGCAGATTACCATTCTGCGGATTTCAGTTCGATTCTGAATGGATGCTCTAGGAAATCTACTAATTATTATATAACGTGGCAGCGCGGGTCACATTATATAAAGCTAAATTCCGCGATTGAGGTTATCACACCGTATGAATAGTGAAGAAGTTATCGAATATCTTGCCAAGAAGAAAGGGCAATCCGAAGAAGTAAAGGAACCGTCAACTCCCGAAACCGAGGAAACTCCGCAGGAAACACCGCCTGAAGAAGTTGATAGCAAGGCCGAAGTAAAGATGGAATCTGAAGTTCCTCTTACAGAAACGCCGGATTTAGGTGTTGAACAGAAGCATGAAGTCAAGGCCGATGACAAGGCTGACGAACCGAAAGCCGAAGTGAAGAAAGACGAGCCGAAAGCCGAAGACAAGCCGAAAGAAGAGAAGAAGCAGAGCCCGCGTGACTATGCCTTCGAACGTCTCAAGCGCAAGTCCAAGGAACAACACGAGAAAGATTTGGCCCGTATCAAGGAGCTCGAAGAAGAGCTCGCCAAGGGTAAAGGACTCAAGGCAGAACATTTCATAGACAAGGACGGTAAACCGGATCCGAACAGCTATGTCGACTGGAAACTCAAGGAACGCGACTTGCAGGACGAAATCAAGGAAATCCAGCGTCAGGACCATGAGAGACAGTTGAAGGAAGACATCGAAGAAGACCGTAGACGTGTCGAGAACTGCTACCAGGATGAACGCGAACGTAAGGAATACGACGACCTCATCCAGCGTAACGGCAAGGCATTCTATGACGCCGTAAGCGAAGTCGACCCGAACGGCGTGGTATTCGGCTATCTGAGTACAATGCCGGAATATCCTATCGTCTTGAAGGAATTAATGACGGATAACAAACTCCTCGGCTATACTTTCAGAAGTACAGACCCGGACGCTCTAAAGCACAACATTATCACCGTCGCCGACCAGATCCTGGACCGTCATCACAACAAGAATTCAACACCGAAGATTGCGGCAACAGAGCCTGCATCTGCGGTAGTCCCGCCGAAGCCGAAAGAACTTCCGGTTATCGGTAAACAGATTAACAACTCGCAGGCTGCATCAGGCCCGGTAGTAAAGGACAGGAATTACTGGAATAACTACCTTCGCCAGCATCCTCGCGGATAACAACATTTAATTATAAAGGAAATTTATCATGGCAAATCAGTTTATTCCTAACAAGCTCACCGACCTCATCGCTGTTCGTGCTGCAGAAAGCGGTAACTACCTCACCGTCGGTTCTAAGTCCTATTTCGCAGACCAGCTCAAGCCGAACGTCCGTGAAGACAGCGGTTCCATGCGTCTCGTCGTTCGTGACGCTGGTAAGTTCGTTTCCGGTAAGTCCCTCAGCGCTGGCGACAAGTCCACTCTCAAGGAACGTCCGGTTGACGTGACTCCGAACTTCGGTAACGTCGTTATCGATACTGACCAGTACACTGACGTTCTCGAAGCAAACTGGGACAAGGAAATCGCAATGCCTTGCGGTAAGGCTCTTATCGAAGGTGTCGTTTCCAACGCAATCCGTAACGACATCGGCCGCCAGAACATCGCATTCGTCGGTACTGGCTTCCTCCCGCTTTCCAAGGCTTCCCGCGCACTCGGTTCTATCACTTCCGATAACCGTTACGGCTTTATCGACCCGATGATTGACTCCGTGCTCGCAACTGTCGGTAAGGGTTTCGATCCGGTCAACGCCGATCCTATCGCTTCCAAGGGTATGTTCGGTAAGTTCGCAGGTACCGAATTCCGTGAACAACAGTTCTTCCCGCAGATTGAAATCAGCGAAGAACTCGCCGCTGAACTCGCAACTGCTGTCGTTGCTTCCTATGCAACCGGTTCCGATTACGACACTCTCACCCTCACCGGTGTTACTGAAACTATCCCGGCCGGTACTCCGCTCTTCGTCGCTGGTGTCAAGGCTACTAACCTCGTCGGTAACGAAATGTCCTTCAACAAGGCATTCATCGCAATCGAAGACGCAACTGCCGGTGCCGTAAAGGTCCGTAAGGTTGACTTCAACGGTCAGGGCACTAAGGAAGCTTCCAAGATTCCTGCTGCTAACGACAAGCTCGTTGACACCATCAAGGCCGGTACCTACTACATGGGTATTCTCCGTACCGAAGGTGCTCAGGAATTCGACACGTTCAAGAACCTCGACTGGTCCAACGCCGAACAGACCTCCGATTCTGTCGAAGGTATCTACGTTCACGAAGGTCGCGTGGTTGACATCATGGCCGGTACCAACACCACTCGTTGGACTGTTGTGTCCTTCAGCCAGTGTGTCGAACCGCGTTGTGCTGCCTTGATTCTCGTCAAGGACGCGCAGCCGAACCTCGTCACCATGTAATTTGAAATAACAGTATAATAGAATAAGACCAGTAGGAAAGGAAATACCTACTGGTCTTTCTATATTCCGGCAATACATGCAGAGGAAATTACCGGCTTATGGTTAACTATGATAGGGAAATTTATGGTTTAAACTTCAATAGCCAGTATTGGACGCGATAGTATTGACTGTCTGTCCAGCCCTGGTCCTTGGCGAACACCTTGGTAAACTGTTCAATCTCGTCGTAGTGTTCCCTGATATACTGTTCAATCTGTTCTTCGGTCATTAGAACTTCTCCACAGGCACTTCTTCGTTCTGACCGTAATTCTCAATCTTCGCGAATTCAAGGCACTTAGCTGCAATAACCTGTGCCTGTTCCATAGTTCGCTGACAGTTGCTTCCGACAGTGATATAGTAATTATGTGTGCGATAGCAAGTCTTCTTGCCTTCCTTAAACAACCAGTTATAGATGTGAAGATATGCCTTACCGCCATTGACACATACCTTGTTATCGGTAAGCTTCTCGATTACATGGCGGAATTCACGCATCGTCATTTCTCCAAGATGGTCCAAAGTCTTAGAAAGCATATTGTTATTGCGGCGAACAGTTTCCTTCTGCATCTTGGTAAGAACATCTTCAGACCAATGTTTCTCGATCCAGGCGTATGCTTTCAGTGCTTGAGAATGACTATAACCGCGCTTATGTGCAAACGTATCAGCAAATTCATTAACAGCTGCACGGTTGTTGATGATGAACTGTTCAATCTTGTTGTCCATAGTGTTTGTTCCTTTATTGGTTGTTTACGATGTAAATATAGTTAAAGGGAAGACTTTCGTCAACCCTTTATTTATCATTTATTTCGTAAACAAATCTACGTACTGGTGAGCCCGCAACCATCTCGAATTCAACACGTCATACTGGTGCTTGATGAGCATGTCGTAGTTCTCGTTGGCCCTGTTGACGATGAACTCGAACGTCTGCCTGGTACAGTTGTCAGGAATAATCTGGTAAGGATGGGCGCACTTGTAAATCGATTCCGAACATAGACATACCCTTCCGATCGCCGCGCATTCCAGATATTTCAAGTCTGACTTGTTATGGTTCCACGGGATGTCGGCCACAGGGCTCAGGACGAATTTCGATTTCATCGCGGCATGAGCGAATCGAATCGGATAGTCTTCAATCGCACACCAGGTGTCTTCGACCTTGGCGTTCAGGAACCAAGGCTTTACTCCCATCACGCTGACCTTCTTGTTCTTGAGGTATTCGACAACTCCAGCCGGGAAGTCGCCGTACTGCTTGTTGTCATAATGAGTTGGCGATCCTGCGTAGAAGAAACTGAGTTCGTCATTGGGCTTGAAATAGTCGAATCGCCAGCGGTTGTAGTTCAAGGCGTTGGGGATTACTATAATCTTCTTCGGGTCGATGAATTCCGAAAGGTTATCCTTCAGGTAGTCGTTGGTACACGTGACGTAATCGGCCAGTCCGGTAAGGTAGTTCTTCATTCCCTCGTAGTTGTCCTTGGCGTGAACGGCACAGTGGTTGAAGCTCGGCAAATCATGCCACACGTCGTCGTCGAAGTCGACTATGACCTTGCAGCCGATGTCGTTCTTCATCTTCGTAATCTGCTGCATAGATTTCGGGTGGCAGAGTCTCTGTGTATAGATATAGTGCTGTCCGTGTGCGTTGAAGTTTCCCGGAGGATTCAACTGGGCCTTGCATCGGCCGTACATCATCTCGAAAGCGTTGCGGATTCTGTACATCCCGCAAGCGCTGTAGTCCATAGGTATGAAATCAATCTTTGTTTCCTTAAGTTCCATATTATCTCCTCGGAGTCTTGTGATTCATGCATTCGTCGTAATAAAGTTCAAGTTCGCGTTCGCAGTGTTCGACTATCGCCTTCTGTTCGTCCTCGTCCTGCTTCTTGCCTGTGTAGTAGTGGACCGCCGCGATATACGCGATCCTGTACGCGTAGCTGAACAGCTTGCTCCCTCTCTCGGGGTCGAAACTGGTAAGTCCCTGGAGAAGCTCGAAGTATTGCTGTTCGATTACTTCCTCCTTCTCCAGCTGTGGCTTCTTCTTCCATTTCGGCCCCTCGAGAACGATTAGGCAGATTGTCAGAATGTACTTGCCGTAGCGTTCGTTCTGCGCTTCCGTAAGTCGTTCCTTCTCCTCCAGCTTGAGTACCAGGTCTGTGAAATCTTCGGAATCCAAGTCGTAATACTCTACGAACATCGGACTCAGGTATGAAATGTTCAGCATTCGTTTCCTGCTGACCTTATGCCATGTTGGAAGTATCATAATATTTCTCCTATATACTGTATGTTGTATCGTAATATAAATATAGCAACTATATGCCGTATATATTTATAATCCCAGAATTTATTCCGATATTATTCTCTAATTATTATGTAACATAGATAATCATTGCCATTGGCAGCTAGAAACTTGGAGGAAGTCAAATGATTAATTCTGACGAAGAGCTCTCGCTCGAATATTTACTGTCTCCCGAATTCGAAATGATA